TGATGTTCAGAAGAAGGATAACAATATTCATTATTAGAAAAGGTAAATATTCCTTGGCCGAGGACAGGTAACTGAAAAATATTTTTCTCGGCGAAGGGATTATGCATATAAGCTATATGTGTAAAATTGTCTTTAATTATTAAATATTTATTAAGATTGTCAATAAAAATTTACAATTGATTGGGAAGATCAAAACCAAGATCTTTCACTACAGTATAGGAACTAATAAATTGAGTAGAATTGAATAAAGCATAATATTTTCGGGCTTCAGTTTCTCCTGCTCGAAGTGTATTTAAACAAGAATTTTCTTTTAACGAGCAATTGGATGGGACTTGTGGGTCCAAATAAACATACTCTCCATTCAAATGACGACCAATTAAAAATACATGAGCATTTGAACTTTCTTGCCATCCTCCAAGGATGACATGACCTGGTTCTAATAAAATAACAGTTTGTTGCCATTGTTCAAAAGTATTGAATTCTTTGAAATTAAAAAAAGGAGATTGATCTTTTAAATAAGCATGTGAAAATATTAATGTTTTTTCTATTTGATCTTGGGTATATCCTAAATTTCCAGCACATGCAATTCTTAGAATATTGGAAGTAAAGTTATCAAAAACCCCTATTAATTGCATAGCATTTATAAAACAATCCTTTGGAGATAATTTTTGATTTATAGAATTTTGATAAGTTTGTAAATTTTCATCAGATATTTTATATTGAGTTAATACCATTTCAAGTGTTTGTCTTCCATCACTCCACTCTAAAGTTAAGTTATATTGTCCTGGAATTACAATATTTTTGTTTTGTATAATAGTCAATCCTTTGCTAGGTGTTTCTCCTCCTTTCATTTTTTTTCTTGTTCCCTTTCTTTTATAGGTTTTTCTTTTTGATTTATTATTCATTTTTATATATATTAACGATTAAAAATATAATAAACAGAATAGTTTATGTAAGTACTTTTATTTTTATGTGAAAATAAAAATATCCCTACATTATATGGTTAATTATATTAGGTTAGGATTAACAGAATCAACATTATATTATTTATGGATTTTGAAACACAAAAAATTATGTAAAGACTTTGAAAAAAAAAAAATTGAAAAACATATGTTAAACTGGCTTTATTCTACTTCAGGTTTTTATGATAAAAGGATAAAAGGAAATTATTTTGATTTTGATAATGAATATAAGAAGATTTTAAATTCAAATACTTATACACAGTATATGTTTTTATTAGACTATTATATTAATAAATGTGATAATTTTGTATTTTTGGTTCATAAATTACCAATTTATCTTTCAAAATATAAAAATGAAATAGATCAGAATTATTTTAAATTAAAACCATCTGTAAATCAAGAGTTAGATCATTTGTATAATGTTATGGATAAAAAAAGAGTTCTTATTGTTTCTTCATTTGCAGAATTAATAAAAGAAAGGATAGATAGTGGAGTTTGTAATAAAATTTTTTTAAAATTCCCACATATTATTTCTACAGAAGCATTTACAACTCCTTATACTTTCTTTAACAACGGTCAAGAAGGTAATATTTTGGAAACAACAAAAAAAATGCAAAATCAAATAGAAATTTTGAAAGATCAATTTGATGTTGCAATAGTATCGTGTGGGGCTTACGGAGCTTTAATTTCAGGATTTATAAGCGTAGAATTGAAAAAGGATAGTTATGGGGTGGGAGGTCAATTAAATTCGATGTTTGGAATATGTAGTAGTCGATTCCCATATAATGATTCTCTTCCAAATAAAGAGTTATGGTTGAAACAAATTCCTGAAAAATACAGACCAAAGGATTATTTGAAAATTGAAAATGGTTGTTATTGGTAATCAACAGTTAGTTTTGTAGTTGTCGCAAGTAGATTTATGATTTTTATAGCCATACCATCCATTGTACCCTTGTTCTTTCCAAACTCTGTAGGCACAGTTGGCATTTCTCTGACAGTCAAATAAACTTGAGCAAGAAGTACCACATTCGTCATATTTGGATTGAGGATCGCCCGAGCACCAATAATAGCTATTAATTTGGAACAGACCATAATCTGTGGATTGATCAACATTTTTATTAGTAGCGTCACAGTTAAATGAACTTTCATATTTTGAAATACAGGTCATGGTGTCAAGGGTATTAGATGGGAAACCGGCATGTTTTAAATAATTAAAAACGCTACATTCACTTTGTACATTACTTTCAACATTAGAATCGTTAAATGAAATCGCATTGCCCAATACAAGAGATGAAATAAGGGTAAATACAAAAATATAGCTCATATAAATTTTTTAACAAATATACCTTTAAATAATTTAAGCATAAAAAAATTTATCGATGCAGTTGGCGGAACAAAATTGAAAAATAGAATTAACGGGGCATAGGAAAATATTATAACTGGGATCGATGACAGGAATGGTAGAACCACACCAAAAACATTTATGAAAAAGGAATGAAGTGATTTATAATTTTAACTCTTTTGGTAATTTTTTTAACTTATTCATAAAAATAATTTTTATTTAAAAAACGAAGTTTTTCCACAATATTTAAATAATTATAGTTACATTCATATGAGCAAAAATAATAATGTGAATTAAAAATAACAGCTTTATTATTACATATAAAATATTTACAATCCAATTAGGATAATATATTTTGTTTTATACAAATAGGAAGTTTATCATAACTGATCATCTAAATAATGAAAATATAAAATTATTTAAATAAAGAAGTATCAAATTAAATATGTCTTTACAAACAAGGATAATAAAACCATATTTAACCGGATTGCATTTGGGTAGTTACACATATTTATTCTCTCATTTATTAGATTTTACATTGAGTAAAGATGATACAATTGATATAGTAAAAAAAAATCCATCTTTATATTTGGCAAGTACTATTTCCAATTTCAAAAATTTACTAGGTCTTTCTCCTGTGTATTATGTTTTTGCAAATAATTTAATATTAATAGAAAAATCTACAAATATTCAGATGTTAAGGTTGTTAGGAATGTTATTAACTCATAATATAATTTTTTATAATGTTCATAAAAATTTTCACGAGAGAAAGTGGATATACTTTATCCATAAGTTTCATCATAAGTTTGTGAAACCTATACCTTCAAATGGAAATGCTGTATCAATGTACGAATATAATTTGGCGTATGTTCTTCCATTTATAGTTGGAGCATTATTATTTAAGCCTAATGAAATCACATTTAACTTAACAATTGGAATAATTTCTTTTTTGAATAGTTTGGTTCATAGCGGAGCATTAAGAAGTTTAAAAATCCCGAAATTATTAGTAAATCCGGATGATCATTTAATTCATCATGAAAAATTAGATACCAAATATGCTTCTCCGTTATTAAATATAGATTATTTTGTTGATGGTGTTAAAGGATTATTTACAAATGAATATTCCAAATACAAACACACCAAATATATGTAAAATAATAAATTATATTTACATTTTAAGTGGTATAAATTTAAAATGTTTTGATTTGATTGGAGTTTTCAAAAAGTGTTCTATTATTTTTATATCCGCCTTTTTTTTGATAATATGTCCTTTAACTTTTGCTAGTCGTTCTGCTACTTGTAGATTTGAACCGCTTTTGGTTACTTCATATTTTTTTACAAGTATTTGTAAATCTTTTTTAGTAGGTTTATTTTTAAGTGTTTTATTTTTATTCACTTTAACCCATTTATAGGTTTTATTTTTATCTGGGTGAGATAAATAAAATGTTCCATCATTTCCCTTTTTCCTCATATCTTTACATTCATTTGCAGGATAAGGAGGAGAATTTCTTAATGTATATTTTTCAGTTTTTAATTTTATACAATCTGTCATTATACAATAACTTGATAAATTAATTATTCTAAATTCAATATAGTGATTATATTGAATTTAATGAGAAAGAAATGAAAATCTATTTTTACAATTAAATTGAAAATCAAATGAATTAAATAAAAAGGTATATTTATTTAAATTATATTTTGTCTGTTTTCTGTTATTTCCTTTTTTATTCATAAAATGATGAAGCATCAGATATGAACTGTCAGAGGACATGTTCTTTTAATATAGGAAAAGAAAATAGCCATAAAGAAATAAAAACAAAAAACCTTATTTGGTAGTGTTTATGGTAATAATTTCTTCAACTGGCTTACAGAATTTTCTTTTACAACCCCTTTGGTGTGCGGAGAGGGACTTATTGCTAGATGCCTGAAAGGAATTACAAATATTACAAATAATAAATTCATTTTCATCATTTAAAATACTTCCATATTGTTGGGTTAAGAATTTGGACAACGAAGGAAATTTAATTTCGTCTAATTGACTTAACATTTTTTTTTGGAAGTCTTTTAAAAGATCAATGAGAGAAGATTTATGAGAAATAAAATTGGCATATTCTTTATTAATTTCGTCTAAGTAATCTTTGGAAATGGAAATAGTTTCTTCTTCAGAGGTTAAACCATTAAGTTTGTTAGAAAGAGAATCAATAATATCGACAGCGATTTGAATTTTATAGGGACAATATTCAACATTGTGGATATAAACAAGAATATAAGGACCTTTAATATCAATTTGATAATTTTGTTTTGAAGAAATTCCACTATGTTGAGAGAGAAAAATACCATGATTTTTTTGTTCTTCAATATCTCTAATAAATTTTTTAACTTCGTCGAGTGAAACATTTCTCTCATAATCTTTATTTTCAAATAGAATGGTTGAAAAGTTATTTCTATTAACTTTAAAATCGCAACTAGCTTTTGTACCGGTAGTATTTATAATTTCAGCGGATGGAAACATAGAATTCAACACATTATCGAGTTTATTCTCTCCAAATTGACCTTTATAACTAGAATTTTTATATTTTCCTAAGAATTCAGATAATTCTTCCATAATTTTTTCTTGTACAGATTGTTGACTTGCATTTTTAATAGAATTAACATTTTGCTGAAGTCTTTCTTCGCATGCATTTATGTAGGAAAATAAAGGTTGAAGCATAATAGAAGATTTTTGATCAAAGGATTGAATAAAATTTTCCATAGATTTCTCTCTATTGTTAGAATTCAAGATAGAATTGATTTCTTGTAAAATATTTTTATGAAAAGTTTGCATATTATTTTCAACGATTGTATTATTCAGATTATTATTTTTTGGAATTATATCGTTAAGGAGTAAAGATGTTTTATCAACTAATTGAGAAGTAATTTTTTCAGAATTTTGAGAGAAATTATTTTGGATAATATTTTTAATATCATCAATATATTCTTTTTTGGATTCTTGAAATCGAATATAAATAGATTTTGAGAAGTCATCATTAAGATTGGAAACTGAATTCTGGAGAGAAATAATGTCGGTTTTTATTTCCCCTACATTACTAAGAATTTGAGAATTAATTGCAGAATTCATTGTAGAGTTCATGTCGTCAAAAAGTTTTTGAAACAAATCGATAAAAATAAGGTTAACAGCTTCAAAATCGATAGAAGGATTTGTGGAGTAAAAATGTATAATTTTTTCGTTTTTAATTGTGATTGGTTCCATAAGTAAATATATTTATAATAAAATTTTTGTCTTTAAATTGATATTTTACAAAATTTACAATATTGTTACAAATTTTAATGTTGTAAATTTGTATTTAATGGATTAATACTGTATTAAATCAATAAAAATTGGAAAAAAAATAAAAAATAAGAAAAATTTTGGAAAAAAAAATAAAAAAA